GCTGCGGTGCCGGCAACCGCCCACGACGGCCAAGCGCACCCGCGCCAAGAGCCAGGAAGGCTGACCCGCCATGCCACGTCGACTCGCCCCGCAGCAGCAGACCCCCCCGGCCGCTCCCGGCCCGCAAGATCACCGGCGGCCCGCGGCGGGCCGTCAGGCCCCGCCGGCGCCGGCGGCAGCTCCGGCGCCGGCGGCTGACCCGCCCGTGCCCGCTACCCTCGACGAGATCCTCGACGAGATGCACGACCTCGCCGTGAACGCCGACACCCGCACCCTCACCGACGACGAGGCCACCCGCTACGAGCGGCTCGAGTCGGCGCTGGCCGGCGCCCGCCGCAGCCAGAACATCCGCGCCCGGCAGAACGCGTATGAGACGCCGATGCCCGGTGATCTGCCCGCGCTGGTGCACGCCGGGCAGCCACGCCGCGACGACGCCTATAACCAGGCATTCAACGCCTACCTCCGCACGGGTCAGCCCAACCAGGACCTGATCAACGCCCAGGGTGTGTCACCGGACAGCGCCGGCGGGTTCCTGGTGTCGCCGCAGTTTCGGCAGAAGCTGGTCGAGGTGCTCAAGTCCTACGGCGGGCTGGCCGGCGAGGTGGACGGGTTCGACACCGCACGCGGCGGCGACGTCGAGTATCCCTCGGTCGACGACACCGCGTCGGCGGGTGCGATCACCGCCGAGGGTGTGGCGTTCGCCACCGGCACCGACCTGGTGTTCGGCACGATCACCATGAAGGCGTGGAAGTACACCTCGACGGGCGCCGACGCCAACGCCGGGCTGCGGGTCAGCGTCGAGCTGTTGCAGGACTCGGAGTTCGACGTCGAGGCGATGCTGGCGCGGGTGCTCGGCATCCGCATCGCCCGCAAGCAGGCCGTCGACTGGGTGTCCGGCGCCGGTACGACGCTGCCGTTCGGGATCGCGCACGCCGGGCTCACCGCGGACGTGGTGCTCGCCGCGGGCAACCCGATCACCTACCAGAAGCTGCTCGACGTCGAGACGGCGCTGGACCCCGCGTACGAGCAGAACGCTAAGTGGGCGTTCAGCAAGAACACGTGGCAGCGGATCCGTGCGCTGCTGGGCTCCGATGGCCGGCCCCTGGTCCAACCATCGGGCGAGGCCGGTATGGGCGGCCGCCCGCAGCGGGAGCTGCTCGGCTATCCGGTCGTCATCGACCAGGGATTCCCGCTGTCGACCACCCTCAACGCCCGATGGGGCGTGCTCGGCGATCTGACGGAGGCGTACGCGATCCGCCGCGTCGCAGACTTCACGATGGTGGTGAACCCGTTCACGCGGGCCAACTTCGGCCAGGTGGAGTACGTGGCGTGGGAGCGCGCAGATGGCAACGTCCAGAACCGGAAGGCGTACGCGCTGGCCCAGGCGAACGCGGCCTGAGCGCAGCAGCAGGGAAGGGGCGCGGCCGCGGTGGTGTGGCAGCCGGATTACGTCACGGCGTCGGAGCTGGCCGATTTCCTGCGGATCGGCGACAACTTCGACGACGTGCAGCTGACCCATGCCATCGCGGCCGCCTCCCGCGCGATCGACAGCCACTGCCACCGCCAGTTCGGCAAGGTCGCCGCCGCGGAGGAGCGGCGCTACACCGCGGCGTGGTCCCGGCAGCGTGGCCGCTGGGTGGTCGAGTTCGACGACGTGCAGGACGTGACCAACTTCAACCCGTTCGTGGCCGCTGGGTCGATCACCGTCTACACCCGAGAGCCAGTGAACGCCCCGCAGAAGGGCAAGCCGTTCACAGGGATGGTCGTCGACCCGGCGTCACCGGTGAAGCCGAGCAGCGAGGCCCACGCCGTCACCATCAACGCCGACTGGGGATGGACCGCCGTGCCCGCCGCGGTGAAGGAGGCCACCCTGCTGCAAGCGTCACGGCTGCACTCCCGCCGCGACTCACCGTACGGGGTCGCCGGTTCGCCTGAGCTGGGCTCCGAGCTGCGGCTGCTGGCGCGGGTCGACCCCGACGTGGCCGTGTCGCTGACCGGCCTGATCCGCTGGTGGGCCGCCGCATGATCTTGGCCGATGTGATGACGCAGGTCGCGCAGCGCCTCGACACGATCACCGGGCTGCGCGTGTTCGACTACCCGCCCGCGAAGGTGACACCACCCGCGGCCGTCGTGGCCTACCCGGACGACCTCACCTTCGACGCCACCTACGGCCGCGGCGCGGACCGGCTCACCCTGCCCGTGGTGGTGGTCGTTGGGAAGGCGTCGGATCGGGCGTCCCGCGACCAGCTCGCCGCCTACTGCAACGGCACCGGCACCCGATCGGTCAAAGCCGTTGTCGAGGCCGGCGAGTTCACCGCGTTTCACACGGTGCGGGTGGTGGGCGCAGAGTTCGACGTGGTGAGCATCGCCGGCAGCGAGTACATCGCCGCCCTGTTCGAGCTCGACATTTTCGGTGAGGGGACCTGACCCATGCTGACGACGAAGCTGACCACCGAGCTGGACGCCACCCTGACCGACGTGCTCGACCTGGCCACCGCGGCCGCGCCGATCACCTACCGCCAGCAATTCAAGCTGGCCAGCGGCGTCGGGCTGGGCCAGGCGGACAAGCTGTGGCACGACCAGCGCACCATCAACGCCAGCGCCACAGACCCGATCGACCTGGCCGGCGCCCTGGTCGACGCCCTCGGCGACGTCGTCGTGTTCGCCCGGATCAAAGCGATCATCGTGGCGGCCGCCGCGGCGAACGTGAACAACGTCAACGTGGTGCGAGACGGGGCAAACGGCGTGCCGCTGTTCCTCGCCGCCGGCGACGGCATCGGTGTGCAGCCGGGTGGCCTGTTCGTGTGGGTGGCGCCCACCGCCGCCGGCGTCATCGTGACCGCCGGCACCGGCGACCTGCTGAACCTGGTCAACTCCGCGGCTGGCAGCTCCGTGACCTGCGACATCATCATCATCGGCGCTAGCGCCTAGGGAGGCCCGCGGTGTTCGTCCACGGAAAGACCACCTTCATCAGTCTCGACGGTGACAACCTGTCCACGTTCGTCAAGACCTCCGAGCTGGGCCGCAGCGCCGACGACCACGACGTCACCACCTACGGGAAAAACGCCCACGTCTACGCCGGCGGGCTGCTCGACGGCAAAGCGACGATGGCCGGCATCTACGACAACACCGCGGTCACCGGGCCGCGGGCCGTGATCGAGCCGCTGATCGGGACGGTGGTGCAGCTGATCCGACGCCCGGAGGGCACCGGCGCTGGGAAGCCGCAGGACACGGTGAACGTGCTGGTCACTGACTACAAGGAGACCAACCCGGTCGCCGACATGGTGACCTGGGAGTGCGAGATGAAATGCTCCGACGACGTCGCCTCGACGGTGCAGTGATGATCGACCGGGAGAAGCTGCTCGCCCCGCGCGCCGACACCGCCACCGGGCTACCCGAGGACGACGTCGAGGTGCCCGGTATGGGCACCGTGCGGGTCCGCGGCCTGTCCCGCGACGAGGTGTTCGGCGCGCAGGAAACGAAGGGTGGCACCGCCGCCGTCGAGCGCGTCGTCCTGCACCTCGCCATGATCGACCCGCCGCTGTCGGTGGCCGACGTGGGCCGCTGGCAGAAGGCGTCACCCGCCGGCGAGATCGAGCACGTGACCGACCGCATCCACGAGCTGTCGGGCATGACCGAGGACGCCGACAAGCAGGCGATGCTCGGATTTCGAGGCCAGTCCGGAGCTGGAGTTCGAGCACTACCTGGCGACGCAGCTGGCGATGACGGTGGGCGAGCTGCGGGCGAGGATGGGCCAAGCTGAATTTGTGCGCTGGCGGATCTACTACGCACGGCAGGCGCAACGCGACGAGATGGACCGGCTGAGAGGACGTGCGCTGTGACCGAGGTGGGCATCCCGCAGCGCGAGCACTTCGACGAGAAGATCGACGCTCTGGAGAAGCACATCTCGGGCCGGTTCACTGATCTGGAGCGGCACCTGTCCACCAAGATCGAAGCGGTGGGGACGGCCAGCGCCATCGCAAACGAGGTGGCCAGGCAGGCAGTGACAAAGGCCGAGGTCGCCGTCGAACGCAGGCTCGAAGGCCTCAACGAGCTGCGCTCGCTGGTTGGCGACTATCAGCGGACCCTGCTGCCACGAGCCGAGGCGGACAACCGTTTCAGCAACATCGAGGCGAAGATCGACAAGCTGGAGAAGTCCGTCGATGACCGGACCGCACACGCGGGTGGGCTGGCCGCCGGCTGGGCCTACCTGATCGCCGCCGCCGGCCTGGCGGCTGTTGTTGTCGGCATTGTCGTGGGGATACGGGGATGATGGCTGACGCGATCCGGGTGGAGGGCCTGGCCGAGTTCTCCCGCAAGCTCAAGCGCCTCGACTCCCAGCTGCCTAAGGCGCTACGGATCGCGCTCAACCAGGCGGCCGACGTCATCATCGGCGCCGCCCAACCACAGGTGCCCACCCGCACCGGCCGGGCGCGGGCGTCGATCAAAGCCCGGTCGACCCGCACAATGGTCCGGGTGTCCGCCGGCGGCAGCAAAGCGCCGTACTATCCGTGGCTGGACTTCGGCGGCAAGGTCGGAATCGGCCGATCGGTGGAACGCCCGTTCTACAAGAAGGGCCGCTACATCTACCGCGGCTATGAGGACAAGCAACGCTCGGGGGAATTCCCGAAGATCCTCCGCAAAGTGCTGATTGCGGAGGCCCGCCGCGCCGGATTCGAGGTGGACTGACAATGGCGGGTAAGAACCAGGTCACCCTCACCTTCGCCGGCGACAGCGACCAGCTCGAGCGGACGTTCGACAAGGTGGGCGCGTCGACCAGGCGCATGGCCGACACCGGCGACCAGTCGTCGCGGCGGATGGGCGCAGGGTTCGCCCGGCTGGGCCGCGGGCTGGAGAAGGATCTCGGGTTCCGCGTCGACAAGGCCCACGCTGGGTTGTCGCTGCTGGCGGGGTTCGTCGGCGGCCCGTTCGGCGCCGCCCTCGAGGTGGGTGTGCTCGCGTCGGACACTATGTCGACGGTGCTGGGGATCGTGTCCCTCGCTAACATCAGGGCGGGCGCGTCGTGGCTGGTGCACAGGGCTGCGATGGTGGCCGGTACCGCCGCGACCGGTGTGATGACGGCGGCGCAGTGGGCGCTGAATCTGGCGATGCGGGCCAACCCGATCGGGCTGGTCATAACCGCACTGTTCGCTGTCGGCGCCGCCCTGGTCCTCGCGTACAAGAAGTCGGAGACGTTCCGCAACATCGTGCAGGGTGCAATGCGCGGTGTGCAGACCGCTTTCGGTTGGGTGCTCACTAAGGGCGGCGAGGTGCTGGGCTGGTTCCGTGGTTTGCCCGGCAAGATCGGCGGCTTTTTCTCCGGGCTCGCCGACACGATCAAGGGCCCTTTTGTGT